TCGTAGAAAAGAATTGGGTTGGTCCTGTATGGGCTGATGAAACTATAGTATACTGTGGTGGTAAAGATAACTTTAGATATAGGCTTTGTCCTAATTATAAAGCTAATCGTAAAGAAGCACCTGCAGATGCTAAATTATTTAAACCATTAATGAGGGAAGTAGTTAAAAGAGGTTTAGCTATTCCAGCTGATGGCATGGAAGCAGATGATATGGTAAGAATAAAATCTGTAGAGCTTACTAAGAAAGGAATTGAGCATACAGTTGTTCATATCGATAAAGATTTAGATTGTATTGTAGGTAATCACTATAACCCTAGACATGCTAAATTCTATGATATAGATGAAGATCAAGCCGATCTAAATTACTGGACTCAAATACTTAAAGGTGATCCAACAGATAATCTTCCTGGATTACCTAAAGTAGGTCCAAAGACTGCTGAGAAAATGCTTAATGGTGTTCCTCTCGGTAGACGTAAAGCTAGAGTCCTTGCAGCATACAGAGCTAAGTTTGGTGTTGTAGATTGGAAAGATAAACTTATGGAAACTGCTAATGGTATTCATATCTTAAGACATGAGAATGATTACTTTAGTATAGAAAGGAAATTAAATGACTAGTAATGTAACTGATCATCAACGATACACAGATGTAGCCATAACTGATGTATCTAAAGTTGATAAGAATGGTTGGGTAGGAATATCTACCCTTGAGCATGGTGAAATAAGATGTAAATCTAATTTAAGAGCTAGACTAGGATTAAAGAAAGAATGGTTTGGAGACTTAACTGTATGGATTAATCCTCATACTGATGTAGCATGTGTAGCATTTGATCAAAAAGCTTATATGGCTGATGGAGATAATGCTAAACGTAATGGTCAATGGCAAGTAAATTTTCATAATAATCCATATGAAGCAGAAGGTTTTGTATATATGATTATTGAAAAGAGTACTGGCAAAAGATACATAGGTAAAAAGTCTTATTGGAATTATAGTAAAGGTAAACGAGTAAGACAATCTAATTGGAAAACTTATGCTTCAAGTAGCTCAGATATAGCTAGTAAAGTAGCTGAGAATAAAGCTGATTATCAATTTGTTATGCTACATGAAGCACCAGATAAATCTGCATTAAATTATTTAGAAATCTTTTATCAAATAGATTATGCAGTCCTTACATCAATAAATGAAAAGGGCGAAAAGATATTTTATAATAAAACTATTGGTAGTGAGAAGTGGATGTTAACAGAACATTTTATAGGAGTATTCAATGAAACTTTCAACGAGGAATCCGTTTCACAGGTACAATATACCACCTAAACAGGTGATACCTAATAAGAAATATGAACCTAATATAAAAGAATATGATGAGTTCTTTTATAAAGAACGTCAAGATAGAATAAAGAAATCAACTAAAGCACGACAACGTAGAAAGGAAAGTCGCAATGCTAAAGAAGAAAGACTATTCAACGAGTAAAGAAATAAATAAAACTAATTGTCCTAAATGTCCTAGTTCAGATGGCTTTGCTGTCTATGACGATGGACATGGATACTGTTTTGTATGTAATTATTTTGAACCTGAAATAGGAAAGGAAGTAGGTATGCCATTAGATATTGGTAAGACTAGTCTAGAATTGTTTGAAGCAGGTCTAGGCGATATAAGAGGTTGTCAGGATAGAGGTATTACTAAGACTGTAGCTGAAGCTTATGGTGTTAGAGTTACATATGATCAAGATAGAAATATTGAATCATATAATTACCCTTATTGTGATGAGAATGATAATATAGTAGCTTATAAAATAAGAAAGCTACCTAAAGAATTTAGAGCAGTAGGAGAGTTTAAAGATGTTCGGTGTTTTGGTAGTCAGGTGTTTGGAGCTGGTGGAAAAAGACTTGTCATTACAGAAGGCGAATTCGATGCGATGGCAGTCGCACAAGCCTCGTGGGATCATTACAAAAAGATTTACCCAACTGTTAGTGTGGCATCGTCAACTAATCTCAAGAGTATACTTAAAGATCGTACTTGGATTAGATCGTTTGAAGAAGTAATATTATTCTTTGATAACGATGAAGCTGGAAAGAAAGCAATTAAAGAAGCTGCAAATATTATTGGTATAGATAAAGTAAAGATTGCTAGTAGTACTATGAAAGACCCTTGTGAAATCTATAATAGTCAAGGTCATCAAGGTATAATGAGAGCTATATGGGATGCACAGCCCTATAGTCCAGCAGGAATTGTAGTAGGTCATGATGCTGTATGGCAACAGTATTTAGATAGACATAATACAGAAAGTGTAGAGTATCCTGAATGTCTTAAAGGTGTTAATGATAAAACTAAAGGTATGAGGTTCGGAGAAATAACTTTGTTCACTAGTGGTACTGGTTCAGGAAAGTCTACTGTTATCAAGGAGATAGTGCTAGATCTATTAAATAAATCTGAAGATAAAATAGGTATGATATCACTTGAAGAGTCTATCGGTGATACTGCTGAAAAGTTTATTCAAATGGAATTGAAAAGAAACTTACAAAACCACGATGTTCCTTTAGATGAACAAGAAGAAGCTTCAAAGAAAATATTTGGTACAGATAGATTAGTATTACTAGATCATCAAGGTTCTGTAGGTGATGAATCGCTTATAGATAAGATAGAGTATATGGCTTTGATGGGTTGTAAATACCTTATACTAGATCATATAACTATTGCTGTATCTGAAGGAGCTGAAGGATATACAGGTAATGAAGCTATAGATAAGGTCATGTCTGATTTACTTAAGATAACTAAACGACATGATATATGGTTAGGTATTGTTAGTCATTTAAGAAAAGGTCTAGTAGGTAGTAAGAACTTTGAGGAAGGTAAGATGCCTAGTCTAGATGATATCAAAGGCTCAGGTTCTATTAAGCAAATATCATTTGATATAATAGGCTTTAGCAGAAATATGACTTCAGATAGTGAAGAAGAAAGAAACTTAATTAACTTTATAGTACTTAAGTCTAGATTTACAGGTCGTACAGGTCCAGCTGGAGCTGCTAGATATGCACCTAGTACTACTAGACTTACTTACTCTGATGGATTAGATTTTGAGGTGATATAATGAATGGTTGGATGAATGAATTAGAAAGAATAAAAGAAAAAGAAATAGAATTTCTTAATAATAGAATAGAGAGACTTACTAAAGAACGTAATATGTATCGTTCACAGTCTATAATGAGAATGAATAAAATAAAAGAATTAGAAGGAATATTAAATGGAGATGGAAAGAGCAACTAGGTATGTTCGAGATCGATCTAAACCTGTAGAACAAGATGCACGAGAAATAATAAGTCAATTAGTTAAGAATGAAGTAGCTGATTGGGATATATTTTGGATGTATGATGAACGATATATTTATATGGATATTTAAATGAGTAAAAAGATAAGAAGACAATTAATTAAAATACAAAATAATGCTGCAAAAGGTGGAGGGAGAATACCCTCTATCTCTGAAGCATATATGATATATAGAAAGAATCAAAGCGATGAACAAGCAAAAAGAAAATAAATATGACAGATTATATATGGATATCGCTACACGAGTAGGAGAGATGTCTTATGATACTGATACAAAAGTCGGTGCAGTTATTGTTAAAGATGGGAATATTATTTCAATGGGTTGGAATGGTACTCCTTCAGGCTTTGATAATAATTGTAAGGATATTAGTACTGGTTCTACACTACCCATTGTTATACATGCTGAAGCTAATGCTATATGTAAGCTGGCGAAGTCTAGCACTACAGGAGAAGGAAGTACTCTCTACTGTACGTTATCGCCTTGCATCGAGTGTGCTAAGCTTATCTTGCAGTCTGGCATACACAATGTTGTGGTTAGAGACCTATACGAGAAAGATATGGGAGGATTCAAACTCCTGGAAGAGAAAATAAATATAAAAGTACTTGCAATTTAAATCAAAACATGTTATAATGTTGCACTAACGAAAGAGAGGACTGAATGCAAGATATTCAAAAATACTTAATTGAAAAGATCAGAGGTAATGATCTTGGTGTAAAGCCTAGACGTAACTTACAATTAATGCGTATGATTGATAATGAAGGAGTTGATATGTTAGACTCTTTCATAGATGATATTATTACGCATTCAAGAAAAATAATTCAAAGATGTTTTAAACGAAGTAAAGTTGAAGGTGAAACTCCTATCACTCAAGTATCAATGGCTATTGGTAAATATATAATATCTAGCTGGGATAGAGAGAATACTAACTTTAGAGATCATGTTAGAGTAGGTGATCTTATTGTTGAAGCATTTGTAATGTGTAATTATCTTACTATTTCTGTAGGACATGTTAAAAGTAGAAAGCCAGTTACTATTCATGCTACTGAAAGATGGGGTGAATTAGAAGCTATTGCTGGTAAAACTACTTGTATTAGTGCTACACCTATTCCTAAGATAACTACTTTATTTCAGAATAATGGTAAGCCTATTATAAAGACTTGGGATAAATCTAAAGAGCAAAAGTTTATTAAATATCTTGATAAGCCATTTATTAAAGCGATAGATAAACTTCAGGCTACTAGATTTGTTGTTAATAAAGATGTGCATGAAGCAATAAATAATCATTGGGGATTATTTGTTAAGCATGAAATATTTGATGGAGAAGATAAAGCTGAAAATGATAAGCTATATCAAAGACAAGCTTCAAAGAATAGAGAGATTAAAGAAGTAATGGCTTCAGCAGAAAAATGGTTAGATAAAGAATTTAGTTTTTATGTTGATGCAGACTATAGAGGTCGCCTATATTATAGTGAACCTTTCTTTAACTTTCAAGGAGCTGATGTAGCTAGAAGTCAATTATTATTTGCTAAAGGAAAACCATTTGATAGCAATGCAAACTTTTGGTTAGCAGTTCATACTGCTTGTTCATATAATGAATCATATCCTATTGATCAGATACCTGATTGGGTAACTACTGATTATAAAGAATTACTTGAAGCAGAAGAATTAGATAGTATATCTGTGGATAAGATGACTCTAGAAGATAGAGCTATGTGGACTCAAAAGAATATGGATAATATACTTGAGTTAGGTGAAATGAAAATCATAGTAGAAGAAGCAGAAAAGAATATTGCTTTTCTAGCTTGTTGTATTGAATGGTTTAAGTTTTGGAAATATAAAGATGACTATTGTATTCAACTACCTATACCTATTGATGGTGCTAATAATGGTTGGCAACACTTAGGAGCTATGTCTAAAGATAGATTAACTGGAGAGCTAGTCGGTCTTATACCTACTAAAACTCAAAATGATTTCTATGTAAGAGTAGCTAAGAGATTATGTGAGAAGATGCCTGATTGGTTTGAAGAAAGAAATATGCCAATGAAGCATATAAGGAAGGGTATCGCTAAACGAGGTGCTATGACTAGAGCTTATAGCTGTGGTCAAAAGAAAATGTCTGAATCAATGTATAGCGATTGTTATCAATATGGCTATACTAAGACTTACGATATTAATACTTGGGATTGTGATGAGTTAAGCTTTCAGGTCATCAAAGCTATTGAGGAAGTATGTCCTGGACCTTTAGAAACTATGAAGTATCTTCAACGACTTGCTGATCAAGAGATCTCTAATTGGTATAAGACCTATGGTACAGACAGAGGTCGAGGGATTAAATGGGAAACCGAATCAGGTTTTCCAGTTATATATGAATGTTTTAGAACTAGACCTGCGAAAGTAGATTGCTATGGTTTTAATACTCCTGATGGTGAGATTAGATTTAAGCATGTAATACGAGAGAAGACTGATATACCTGATAGACGAGGTTTTATGTGTGGCATTAGTCCTAACTTTGTTCATAGTAAAGATGCAGCTCATCTTGCATTAGTAGTTTCTAAATGGGATGATGACTTTGCTGCTGTACATGATTCATTTAATGCTCATGCAGATAACATAGAAGAATTAATGGAGATATCTAGAGATGTATTCATTAGTATATATGATAAAGAAAATTATTATGAAGATATCCCATTCGGAAGAGGCTATAATGGTAATAGACCTACAATAGGTGGGTTAGATGTTAAGCAAGTAGCTAACTCTGATTACTTCTTTTGTTAAATTAAAATACCCCATAAGGAACGAATCCCTATGGGGTATTTTTTTTTATAATAATTTAGATAGCTCTTCTCTAGTCTCAAAAGCTAATTTATCTGCTTTCTTTTTAGCTTCTCTCTCAGGATAGCCATCAAACTTAAAAGCCTTCATATTATTCTCATGCACCTTTTCAATCATTGAATCATTAATTTTTGGTGTATAAGCTACATCAGGATCTAAACCAAATTGAGATACAAATTCCATATCATCAATGTCTACTCCTTGCATTGCTAATCTATTATAATTTTTTTTCATAGTATCCTCCTAGCTATAATTTCTTGTTATAAATCTTAATACTCTAGTACCATCAGCTAATGTCTCTGGCTTTCTTAATAAGTCTTGATAAGCCTCTTTTGTAAACGCATTAGAGTTCTTTAACCATTCATTTAACATTGGTGATAATCCCATATGATCATTAATAGAGAAAAACAATTTCTTTAATTGTAATCCTGTTACCTTTGACCCTTCAGGTTTAAAACCATTTTCAACTGCACGATTCATAAGTATCATATCTCTATCTGACACATTCTGTGCCAAATCTTTTCTTTCTTTAGCTCGCTTAAATACATCATCAATATAGTTCTGCATAGCTCTATACTTTCTATTTTCTAAAGATAATTCATAAATGCTATTATCTTTTACTTTATCTCTAAATATTAATTTAGCTTCATTAATAGCATCTAAAATAACTTTAGCTGTTTTATATTGCATATTAATATCTGTAAATGCTTTATTAATTGCTTCTAAATATTCTTTTACTGATGTAGCATCTACAATGATTGCATCATGCACTGGGATCATATAAGCTGAACCCTCTTGAGGTCGTCTTTTATCGTTGACTCTATTAATTGCTGTTGCCATTATTCCTGAATCTATATTTTGTATAAGTAAAACTGGAATTTGATTAGATACTTCTTGACCAAAAGGAGTTGGATCTGCAGTTCTCCATTCATTAGTTTGATTATCGTATACCCTTTGTCGTTTTGATCTAGACGAACCACTTGGTTTCATTGAACCTAAATTGCGTCTAACTAATCCTCTTGATGTAGGTATTTCAATCGACTTATTACTTTCAAAATATTCTTTAGACCCCATAAAAATAGTCTCACCTAATGGTCCTTTAAATCTAGGTGTTATTCCTACCATTGAAAATAATTTTCCAACATTCTTTAATACTTTTTGATGTTTTAAATCTAATGTTAGTGATAATGTTGATCCTATTATTTCATTTAAATCATCTATAATTTCATTATCAGTATAATCAGGCAACATATTACTGTAGCCTTTTAGTCTATCTTTAATTACTTCTCCATATTTTCCATTATAAAAATTTTCTGCTGTTTCTCTATGAAACATATGATACTTTCCATATGATGTTTCCATTAATGGTTGTTTAGATAATTCTTTAAATACACCAACAGCATCTTCTGAACCTTTGTATTCATCAAATATCTCTAACCAAAAAGATCTTTTATGATCTATTCTAGAACTCCCACCTTTAAATACATAACCTTCAATAGCTGCTTGAGTATTGTCTCCAAATAATTTACGAATATCACCTTGAGGAATTATATTATCTTCAGATGCAAATATAAGTCCTGTTCTTTTCATTAGGTTTATATCGCCATTTTGAAATGCTTGTATCGCAATTCCATTTTGTTTTCCATCAAATTGTGCTTGAGCTCTTGGTGAAAATGTTGTTGCTTTAGGTACAGTTTCAGTCCATACTACATCTTTAGACAGTTCCATCATTTGAACTTCTAATTCTGAAGCTCTTATTTCATCTCCAGCTATTGTAGCTTCATTATACTCATCTTGTAAAGTTGCTAATTGATTTTCTTCATCAATACTTAATATCTTACCTTGTTGAATTAACTGTGGACCTGTTTCTTCTGTATTAGATGCATCATGCCAATTAGCAAAATCAATATATGATTGAAAAATATAATTCCAATCTTCTCTACTTCTTAATTGTTCTAATGCAGCATAACCTAACAAATCTTCTTTTGATTTTGCCATAAGTGCATTTAATGCTACTATATTTATTCTCTTATTAGCTGACAATGCTCTTAATTCTTTTCCTATCTTAAGCCAGTTATCATATGTTGATCTTGCTTCAGGTGTTGCTCTATTTATTACTCTATTTGTAGCATCGATTATACTATTAGGTCCAAGATTTGATGTGCTAACACCATTAGTCATTTCAACTGGTAATAAATTTTTTCCTATAACTAATTTCCAACCTTCCATTATTTCTTTTTGTTTTGATGAAAGAGGTTGTTTAAAATCAATAACAACTCGTCTTGCATTTCCCATAATGTTTCTAGCCATCTTATCATTTTGAGGATTCATAACAGAATTTCTAAAATGAAATCGACCATTAGCTAAAGCATTAAAGGGTTTCATATAAAATACTTTTCCTTTTAATCTATCAGCATCCATTCCAGTTTCATATAGTTGTCTTGCTTTTAATTTCATTTGAGTGTTAGCATGATTAATAGCTGTTTGTGGATTCTCACTTGCTCCTGGATTTTTAATTGCATGATTAAAATGTTCATTCCATTTTGCTTCATGTAAATCTAAAACTTCAGCTAAAGGATCTGTCGAATAAAATTTACTTCTATCAACTCCAGCTTGTTTTGTAGCTAAAGCAGTAATATCTGCTATATATTTATTAATTTCTTCTTGCGATTTACCTCTTAAAGCTACATTACCTTGAGCTTGTTCTATTGCTCCCTGTTTAATTG